GGTTCACTACACCGCGTACCCACGCGTTTAATGCGCGTTCTGAGCCGTCGCGCAACATGCCTTGTTTGCCCATTTCAATCCAAATGGCACGGATTTTGTGGGCAATCAAGCTATTCACTTTGGCGTTTTCGGTGGTCGGCGAATGATGGCGTTTTGCGGTCTTTTTAAAGCCTTTATTTTCCATGGCTTCTAAAACTTTAATCAATTGCATTATAGTCATTTGTTTGGTGCTGTTTTTGCCGGTTAACTCATTCAGCAACATCCGATAACTTAATTCGTCCATGCGTAGCTGTTGCTTGGCAATATGGATCAGCTGAATCGCCTTTTCTTTGGTTAATCGCATTCTTTTCTCCTGTAAAACACATTATTCAGCCCACTTAAATTCCCCTCTTTCGCAAAGAGGGGCTAGGGGAGATTTAATGGACTGTAAATGAGTTTTAGTCTTCGTTTACTGTTTCCACATCTTTCCAAACCGGTCTAATCATCTTTGATTGGTTATCAAGATATTCCGTGGTTTCAATAAACTCTTTTTGCAAGACGAGTTCGCCATTTTTACGTTTAAATAATCTAAAGTTTGAGCCTTCTTTAATGGTCACAATACGAGGTCTGATTCGGTATCCTTGATGGATATGAAAAAACTCCTTATTCAGTTTTATAAATGATGTGTTATTACTCATTCTCTTACTCCTAACTTAACCGTCTCTTTTCCATTTACACCGTGATTCAGCGTAACTTCTTTACCTTGTTTATAGCCTGCACTTTGCGCCAAACCGTAGTCTTTAGAGCTTCCTTTCTCACGTATTTTGGTTTCGCTCCATTTCTTTTCCTTAAACGCTTCTGCTTTGTAAATTTCCATTTTTTGCTTTTCTTCCTGGGTCATTGCAAACTGTTTCACGTTTTGGTTAACGCCGATAACCCAGCCTTCGCAAAAGGAATCGCCCCGCGCAATCAATGTGCTACGTTTTAGACGTTTGCTTTGCGTGTCTAAAAACGCTTTTCGCGCCGCTTGTAATCGGCGATATAGCACATCAAAACAGTAAGAGGCGATTTCAGGGCGTTCTTCTGCGCCGTAAAATACAACATGCATTTTGTTTTCGCTGTAATTTTTGCCCGGATAAGTGTTAGATAAATAACCGTCAACTCCAAATGCCTTTGTAATCACAGAGATCAGCATGTGTACATATCTAGCGGATTTCATGGCAGTTTTCTGCTTAGCGTGGGTTTGGCTAAATTCAACTTGTGACTGATTAAGCTGATTCTCCGCCATTAGTTTTTGCGCCATTGCCAGTGCGCTTGCCGCTTCGTGTGGGTTGGTTGACTTACTCAACGCCAACAGTTTTTTGATTTTTCTGAGTAATTTGTCTTGTTCCATCTCAAACCTTCATCTCGCCAACTGCTGTCTCAATCTCGGTAACATCGCTTGTACGTTACCCACAAACACCGCCGCAAAGTGCGGTTGATTTTTTTGTAACTCTCGCAATGCGCGGGTGAGTTGGCGCACCGCTTGTTCGAGCTGAAGTTCGGTTTCTTTGTCTGTCATCTTATTCCCCCGTAAACGGTCTAGTCGCCATTCTTTGGCAAAATTGTGAGCGTGCGTTGCACCAGTTAAATTCGGCAGATTTAGCAGTTAAAAGACTGGCTTTCGTCCAATATCTTGCCGCTTTCTCATAGTCGCCGTTGCGTTCAGCTTCAGCCGCCTTTTCAGCGACTTCTTTGTGCTTTTGTTCTTTTTCGTCCATGTGTTGTCCTCTCGGTTAGTTAAAACATATTATGAACGCCCCTCAAAACAGGATTTAAAGAGCGTTTAAATAGGTTTTAATCCTGCTTATCAAACAGCTTTTTCAATTCGTTAAAAATCCATTCATAAGCATCATTCAAACAACCGCACGCAATCGCATCTTTATCTTGTTTGGCTTGTTGATAGAAGCGATAAGCCCGTTCAAGCTCTGTTGTATCTTTCATCATGCCACCTCTTGCTCAAACGGCGTAATTACAAAGTCTTCCACGCCTGTTTTGATCGTTACGCCCGGCACGCTGGCAGCAGTGTCCGGTTCATTCAACATGGCTTCTTTATTGATTTCTTCTTTGATGCGGATAAACTGGGTGAACCCCCGCATTTTTAAACTATCTAACACGCTGTCTACGCCTCGAATCCCCACACTTGGTGGGCGTTGACGCCATTGCACCTCACCAGTGTTGAATGTACCGGTTTTGGTTTTGCCGTTTTGGGTGAGTTCGTCACGGCGACTTTCACACCATGCCTGCACAGCATCCATCATCGGTTTGGTTTTCTCTTTCACTTCATTCATGAGTGGTGCATATTCTTCGGTAATTGCCGCTAATTTGTCGTTTTGTTCAATAGCAAGGCGTTCTAGTTCTCGGTTTAAATCGCCGATCTCCTTGATTGCTGTTTCCACTTCGTCACGAGTTTGGTAGCGCACGACGAATGTGTCTGCTTTAATTCGGGTTGCTTTTTTAGCCATTGTTTTCTCCTTGTTGTTGATTGGTTACACAGGTGTAAGGGTAAAAATCTGCGTTAATTTTTGGGGTAATTCCGCCACGGTTGTATTGGTCAAAGATTAGATAAACCACCCCGTCAATACACACTTCTTTAATGCCGTAATAGTGTTCTTTTAGTTGTGTTCTGTCTGATTGTGCCCGGACATCACAACCGGATAATAAGCACAATGCGGCAAGTAATAGAGCTAAGGTTTTCACAATGTTTCTCCTTAATGTAAATAACTGCGCCAAATCACTTTTATGCCTTCCACCATCATTTGGTATTCGGCAAAATGCACACCGTCGTTGCCTTGCATATAGGCGAGAGCCTGTCCGGTTTTCTCAAATTTCTTCGTGATGGCATTTTGCTCAATGCGCACGCGTGGTTTGATTTTGTCGAACTCAATATTCACCACATGCAAGCCCATTTTGTTGAGTTCGTTTACGCATTTCTGCGCTTGTAATAAATACCCAAGTGCGATTTTGTTGCATCCACCAAACACAGGGTGAGGTTTGGCTTGTTCGCGTAAAGTGCGGTTGATTTTTGCTGAATTTTCCATTAGTTCGCTCCTTTCATTTGTGCCTGGGCGGTTAAAATGAGGTCTAGTGTGATGACAGTGCCTTGTCCTTTGGCTGTCATGCCGGCAAGGCGTAGATATTGCGTTAAAGCGCGCAATCCGCCTGCTTTGCCACCGATGTCATAAAGCACGGTCATCAGGTCTTTATCTGCGACATCTAACCCCCATGCCTGTGCGATAGCTTTAATGTCGCCTTTTGTACTGGCTTTTAATCCGCAGTTGTTACCAATGCGTGACCATAAACGAGCGTATTCATGCGCTTGATTCACGCCACCTTGGATTCGTGTGTACACTTTGTCGTTACCAATCAGTGCGAAGCCTGTTTCGGTTTCTTCTTGGATGATTCGGATCTCTTCTAAAGCGTCGTAAGGCAGGTGGTCGCTTTCGTCGATGATGACTAAACCCTGTGTGCCTTTGAGTTTCTTGGTAATCATGCGAGATAGACGGTCTTTACGGCGCGGTGCGTCGTTAATGCCCAGTTCAAGAGCTAACTCAAACAAGATACTGCTTAAGGTGGCGCGCGCCGGGCTTGCGGTGATCATCCATACGTTTTGGTTACTTTTCGCATACTCTTGGCAGGCTTTGGTTTTGCCCACGCCACTTGCGCCGTACACCGTCACCATAGTCGGCAGGATTTTTGCCATATCCAATGCGGAAAACACTTTCTTCGCGGTGGGAATCTCAATAAAGTGCGGTGCTTCTACAAACACTTTTGCTTTCTTTTCACGGGTGGAAAGCCAGTTGGCAAGGGCGGTTTCGATGTTGTCGATGTTGCCTGTGTAGGTGCCTTTGAGGTACGCGCTCAACGCTCCGGCGGAAATGCCGGATTGTGCGGCAATGTCGCGCTGAAAGTAGGTTCCGCTGTCTAACAATGGTTTGATTTGTTCAATTAAAGTCATGTTTTGTGCTCCTTAAATGTGGCTTAAAGCCCCTTTTCCTTTTTCATCATTTCAAGGCATTTTTGCCAGCCTTGTTCAAACTCGTTTAATTCCTCATCGTCCAGTTCTACGGCCACTTTGCGCATGGTTGTGCCTTCGCGTTGTAACATTTCGATGATTTTCGGCTCCGGTGCGTCTTCTTCCTCAAATTGAGGCTGATAACGTGCCGCTTCTTGCGCGTTCATGCTGATTTGCGCTTTAGCTTGGGCTTTCACCGCTTTCACGAATTGCTTGCGTGCTTTGTCGTGTTCGCGTCCTGCGGCTTTGTCGCCGAAGGCTTTCGCACTAGTGCATTCGGCTTCGGCTAAGAACACACCTTCTAAGCTGTACACCCACACTTTGTTGTGTAAGTCTGCCGGGTCAAATTTCACCACTACTTTGCGGTGTTGACTGGCAATCAAATCAAAGGCGGTGTATTCATTAAAGCCACCATTGACTTTGCCACCTACTTTTAAGCTGAATTTACCTTCTTTGTTAATGCTTACCGCTTCGCTCATCAACATTAAAAACCGCATTTGTTCGCTACTGGCTTTGCGGATTTGCGCCTTGGCATAATCACGCTCGAACACTTGGCTGAAACTGTAAATGCCTTGGCATATTTCGGTTTGTCTGCCTTCGCGTTCGTTAAAGGTGCGAATGCCGTCTTCAAGTGCCATGATGAATGTGCCATAATCCACGCCGTCTTTCCCGCCGTTGTAGTTGTCGGGCTTGTTATAAACGTTCTCGCCTGCGTAAAAGCCTGCAAGACTTGGGTGTTTATCAACTAACTCGCCTAAACCACCGTGCGAAAACGCACGTTCAATTGGTTTTGCTTGTCCATGCCCTTTGCCAAATTGCACGGAAGTCCACAATAATTCGATGCCTAACAGCGGGATAATCCCTGTCACATCGTCTTCTTTTACCTTAAATCGATAACGATTTTTTACGCCCCCGGTCATCCATTTGTTTGCCGCCGCACGGGTGTTATCAATGGTGCATTTTTTCGGGATGCCATATTTCCAAATCAAATCCATTAAGCTCAGGCGAATGGTGTCGCTGTTTTCGCTTAAATCCACACGGTAAGCCAAGATTTTACGAGTGCGAATGTCTTGCCAAATCCAGG